TGATCGCCAATTTTTATATATCTTTTACCATTTATAGTCTTTACATTATTACCTTCTAAAAATTCTTGATCGTAATTTTTAGATAATGTAGATAAAGTTTTTCTTTCATCATCAGATATTAAAGGATTTTCTTTATGAAAATTAGATGTAAATTGTGACCAACTTTTACCACTTACTTTATCTTTTTTAGATAATCCACCATTTCTTTCCACCCAATCATTAGCTTCTTCATTATATTTTAAAGTAATTTCATTACCTTTTTTTTGTAAAGAAATATTTGCTGAAATACCTTCTTTAGACATATTTAAACCTGGATTAATGTCTTTAACAAATTGTCTTTCTCCATCTGAAATTGAACCTTTAAAATTAGATAAACCTTCTAATACCAATTTACCAGTAGTTGCACTTAAAACTTCAGCTGCACCTACATTTTGAAAATCAAAATTTAAACCAAATTCACTAGCCAATTTTCCAGCACTTGTTCTTAACTCTCCAAAATATCCTGTCTTTAAATCTGGTTGTTGTATTAAAGTTTCAATAGTTGCAATATTAGATTGATTTTTTATAGCAGATTCTGCTGCTGAATTTATTGTTGTAAATTTTTTACCAAATGCTTTTCCAATTTCTTTTTGTTCTTCTGTTTCTCCAGCTGCCATTAATGGTGTTTTTTTAGCAGGAGAATATAAATCTGGATTAGCCCTATATTCTGCTTGTGTAATAAGTTCTTGTTTACCTGTTTGTGTATTTGTAACAGCAAAGGGTTTAGATGCTTTAGGAGTCATTAATTTTTGTAGTTGTGCTGTTTGAGTTACAGCAGGAAGAAGTGATTCAAAAGGATCTTTACCTTTTATACCTTGACCATAGATAGCAGAACCTAATAAAGCAGCTTGAGGTATGTTACCTAATAGTCCACCACCTTGATTATTTGGTGTATTTAATAAACCTTGTAATTGCTCATATCTTTTTCTTAAATTGTCTATCATTATATTAATCCTCTTTTTTTCAAATAGTCTATGTTGAAAGGGTTGGCTGCCATATTTGTACTACTTAATAAGCCATATGGCTGTGCTGAGTAGCCAAACTGTTGACTTGTGGGTGTTATACCCAATATACTATTAACATTAGTTTTAGCATTATTATAGTCTGTTTGCAATTCAGAACTTAGTGGTGAACCTTGAGTCATATTCATATTATTAAAATATTCTTGAGCTACAGAATCAGGTCTAGTTAAATCTGGTCTTACAATATAAGGTGCATCTGGAGCTACTCTATTCATTAAATCTCTATCAGAATCACCTGTATTAAAATTGCTTGGTGGATTATATGAATCTCTACCTTGACCATATCCTAATGCAGAATTACCTAATACACCTCTTTGACCAGCTTCGTTAAATCCCATAAAGTTTTTTCTAGTAGAATAATCTCCTATACTTTTACCACCTGCCATTAAAAATCTTGCAGTCAGAGGTATATAATTTGGTAGATTTCTAAAGTTTTCTGCAAATGTTGCATCAGCTGGGTTATCAATTATATCTCCAGTTTCAGGATCAACAACTTTGTTACCCATTATATCTTCACCAGTATTGGGATCTTTAGCAATAATACCTGTACTATACATTTGACCTTTGGTCATAGTTTTACCATTAACATTAGCTAATGGTTCACCATATTCAGTATAACCTTTTTCTATTTCTTCAGGTGTAAAAGCACCAGATACAAATTTTTGTTCTCCTCTAGTGTCAGTAACTATACGACCATTTTCTACAGAGCCTACAGTAGATGTATCAGCACCTAATCTAGCTTCCGCTAATTTAGGATCTACTTGACCTTCTCCATATCCGATTGTTGTAGTGACTATATTTCCTTGAGAGTCAGCATAATCAATTTCATTATTACCTCTAATTTCATCATTACCTCTACTAAAAGAAGTATTTGAAACTCTAGTATCTGCTGCTGTGCTTATGCCTTTTTCACTAGATAAAGCAGCTTCCATTCCTGATACTTGCATATCATTTCCGCCACCTCCACCTGAATCTGAACCTGATCTTGAACCCATGTAATATCCTTACAAGATTATTGAAATTACGAATAGTACACCAAGAATAATAATATATTTAGATGTATTATTATCTATGTCTGTCTTAACATCGTAAATTATTTTTTTTATTTTATCCATTATAATAGTCCTCCTAATAAACCACCAATTCCACCGATAACCGCACCTGGAGCTCCGCCAAATTGTCCACCAACTAAAGCACCTCCTAACGCAGTTGAAAATGGATTAGATTGAGTTTGTTGTTGTGCAGTTGTTACTGGAAAACCAGATGCAATAGGTGTAGCAAAACTTGCATATTGTCTTAATGCTTGAGATGGAGCTAATTGTGCTTGTCTTTGAATATCTTCTAATTGTAAACCAGTCTGTAATACTGAAGGAGCTCTTGATGCAATACCTAGTTGTCTGCCTCTTTCAGTTTCGTACTGACCAAAAGCTAAAGGTAAAGCAGCTTGTGCTACTTGTGAAACTATTTGTTGTTGCGACATGGGAGAACCTGGTGTTCTTCCTGCTGCACTAAATTGTGATTGGACTCCTGTTGCTATATCAGCAGCAGATTTTTGAATCATTGGAGCTAAAAAAGGATTTAAATATTGACCAGATAAAGTATCTGCTAATTGTTGTTGTGATGCAGTACCTAATGCTTCTTGTTGAGCAAGACCTGTTAATGTTTGTTGAGTAGGTGCTACATAACCTGCTGCACCTGCACCTTGACCATAAATAGTTCCAGCTTCAGATAAAATTTGAGCTAATGCTGGTTCAGCTGGTGCATAAGGTGTAACCTGTTGTTGTGTAGTGTTTCCTCCTCCGCCTGATGACATAATTTATTTCTCCTGTTTTATTTCTTTTTCTAAAACTACATGGGTTCTTTTGTAGTCAAAGATTTTTAAAACTTTTTGCCAACCTGGTCTAGCAATTAGTTCCATCATTTCGCAACCTTCTTCTTTAGCAAAATTTTCTATCTTACTAATTAAGTGTTGCCACTTGTGTCTTTGTCTGCCAGTCATAATATAGATATGACAAACTTTACCAAATTTTCTTTTTATCAACTCAGTTACTACAACACCAAAGTATTTATTTGTTGTAATCTTTTGTTCTTTATCCCACAATACCCAAACTTGAAATTTACCTTGTTTGGCAAGATCATAAACAAAATCTGAATCGGTAAGTTGACTTGAATAAGCTAGAGCAGATTTAATATCTTTTTCTACCATACCCCAAACTTTATCAAGTTCTTCAATTGGTATTCGTACTACTTCCATAAATACATTAAAAAATACTTAATAACAATATATTATTACGCACTCTTTTCGTCAAATATTTCTACATAGCTAACAATACCTGCTATGTTATTAGCAGAGGCAGCTTTTACTTTTAAAGCATCTCCAGATTCTAAAACCATAGTACCTTTGACAAGATTATCTACTGTTTTAGATGATAAATTTATATGTGCTACTTCATGTTCTGCGTTAGATGCTGAACTATCTGTAGTAAAGGCTTCAACCTCAACTGCACCAGAATGAATATTAGTTATTTGAATAGATTTTACTAAAGCTGTTCTGTCAGTTGGACAGGTATATACAGTTGTCTTATCTGTAGTTGTTAGATCAAACATAGCATTTTTATATATATTAGCCATTCTTAGGATGCTTTACTTTAACTGCTTTTATAGCTTCATAGAACTCAAAGTATTGAGATTTTAATGCTGGGTTTTGATCTATAGAGTGCCATAGCATATCTAGCTGATCTCCAATGCTAGGATAAACTCTATCTCTTTGATATTGGTTAGCATCATACTCTGCTTGTACCTCTACCATTTTAGCTTCTATGTCAGCTACTGGTATAGGTGTTGTTCCATTTTCCCAAGTAATTGTATTTATATTATCATCTGCAACAGATACTTGAGCATTAGGATTTATTTTAAGTATTGCATTTATTATAATTTCATTTGTCATAATTTATCCTGATATTTCAAAAGCTGTAATTGTTCCTTGATTATTGTTATCAATACCATTTAGATAAGCAGTTCCAGAACCAACAGCTCTAAAATAAACTTGATATGTTAATTGTGATGTTGATGATGGACTATCAAGATATTGCATAGTGTGAGGAACATTTATTAAAGCACTAACTTTAGACCAAACTGTTCCCATTCCTAAATTAGAATTTCCTAAATTGGTAGAATCTCTAAATATTGTTGCTGTAGTATAACTTTCGTTATTGTTATTTCTAATACATGTACTTGCCATAACAAAAACTTTATTTGAAGTTGAACTTGGAGTTATATTTACAGTTAATCCATTACTAGCTGTAACAAAAGAAGTTGAAGTTGTTGTTACTCTACTACTTGTATTTGCAGTAACTATTTGCAAAACCTTACCACCTACACCAGCTGGTAAAGCAGTTATCGCTGAGATGGTATTATTATTAGGCTTGATTATAGACATCTCAGAATCTCCTCATCTTTGTTAAACTTGTTTAACGAAGCAGATATTGTATTATTGTTTGGTTTAATTATTGCCATTATGCGTTCTCCAATGCTGTTACTTTAGCTTCAAGTGTTTCAATTCTTTCCATAGCTTCTTGTAATGCTTTAACTGATTTCATGTATAAAACAGAATATTTAACTTCTTTATAACTTTCTTCTTTTATATCTCCGATATTTTTACCTTCTGGCAAAACATCATTTTCAGTATAAAGTACATCTGGTTTATCTTTAACAAGACCATTCATACCAGATGCTTCTAAGTCTTGTGCTATAACTCCAAGAAGTTGTTTGTCTGGAGAAATTTTAAGATTATAATTTTTTATTTTTAATTTTTTAATATCATTCCATTGAGAATTAGCATCAGTTTCATTTTCTTTAAATTTTCTATCTGATAAAGAACCATAGCTATTAAAAGTATTAAAAACATCTCCATCAGCTTCAATTAAAAAATGTCTTGTTTCTGTTCCAGCATGGTCTGAATTTATAGCAAAAACATCAAATGTGCTTGTGCTTCTTTGATCATAAAATGTAACTAATGGACTTCCTGTATTTCCTTTTACATATAATGTATTATTACCTAATGATGTTTCGCCAATACCAACTTGACCAGTACTAAAAATACGCATACGTTCTGTATCATTAGTAGCAAAAACCATATCAGAATTTTCAAAATTCCAAAGTTCAACTCTTGGTGTGCTATCAATTCTTGCAACAAAACCATCACCAGTACCAGAGCCAGTTGCTGTTGATGATAATTTCATTACTGGATAAGTTGAATGAATATGTAATCCACCATAAGCAGTTGGAGGTGTTGGAGAAATTCCTATCCCAACATTCTCACTACTATCAATAGTTATAGCTGTTGCGTCTGCACTTGATGTAATACCAGCCACTCCACCTACACCACTTGCAAGTTTCGCAGAAGTTATTGCACCATCTGCAACTTTAGCAGTTGTAACTGTAGCATCACTAGGTACACCAAGATCAAGAACATCACCAAGTATCTGAATAAAATCTATAACATCTCCTGTAGCAAGGTTGCTAGCAAAAGTAATTGTAGAACCACTAACAGTAAAAGATGGATTAGCTCCACCAGGTTTTTGGATTGTACCATTTAAAGATACAATCATGTGATTTGAACTCTGTGGAATTACATTAACTGATCCTACTTGCATAGTGTATGCAGCTTGACCATTAACTACAGATATTGCATCACAAATCTGAAAGTTTCCTACTGTGGGTTTACGACCTATATAACTCAATTCTTACTCCTTAACTTTTTGGGTTATTATCTTTTATACTTTTAATTCTAGCTTTCCAAGAATTTATATCTTTATAAATTTCATCTAGCTGTTCACCAATATCGCCATAAGCTGATCTTCTTGTTGATCTAACTTGTGCATTGGCTTCTTCTTTGTTAGCTGCTGATTCTTGTGCTGATAATTGTGCGTCTGTTGGTTGTGCAATATCTAAATTCCACTCCTTAATGTAAGCACCATTGCCATCACTATCGTCTTGCAACATAACATCTTTAGTAAAATCTACATTTGAAACTCCATTAGCTTCGCAGTATGATTTTATTTTTGTACTTAGTTGTGCCATAGTTTGTCCTCCTTAATTTTATGTTATAATTTTTTCTCCTGAAAAACCTGCGAAATTATTTGTTCCAAATACATTTATAACGTCACTTCCAACATTAGCATATCCACTACAATTAAAATAATCTGAAGTTCCATTAGCGTCTACTACTGCTGACATACAAATACCTACTCTTTCAACTGTATTTGCAGTAGCAAATTTAAAACTATAAAATCTCATTAAACCACCACTAGTATTTCCATTTTTTAAAATTTCTCCTATAAAAAGGTCTCCATTATTGTCTACTGAATCAAGTGCAAAAAAAGAATTTAATCTATATTTTCCAGCTACATTAGGTGCAAAAGAATAAGATGGTACAGATATTCCATTTAAAGTTGCTGTACTTCCAGTATTATTGTAACAACCACCTTCGTTATATGCAAAAATACTTCCATCTGTAGTCAAATCATCAAATTGAATTTTAGTCCATGTACTATCACTTATTGTTTGAGCAGTAGAAAGAAAGGCTTGAAAACAAGGTTTATTATCTCCACCAGCACCACTTACAGTTCCTGTAAATGCAAAGTTATCTGCAAGGTTAATTGATTCTGATTGTATTTTATCTATTGCCATTTAATTATTCTCCTTAAAATTTTCTTTGCTTTGATAAATCAAAGAATGAAGTTCTTTGCATGAGTGTAACGAATGTAAAGCCATAATTTATCCTATGTAATTAATTTGTATCCTATCCACCAACATCTTGAAGTATTTGCTGGATTATCTTGATTAACATTAAAAGTTCCTCCATTATTTACATCTACTCTTGCATAAACTTTAACTGTATCTCCAGCAGATAAATCTAAAACTCCAGTATGAACTAATCCAGCTTGTGTATGTGCATTTTGTTGAGTATTGGTATAAATATTTTGTGCATCATTTATATAAAAATAAATTTCACAAGTATTTAATGACTGAGAACTATTTGTTTCTATATGCAAAGTAACATTAAAAAAATATTTTCCATCTTCTCCACTTGGAACTGTAAAAGTGCTAGAAGCAAAAGCGTTATCAGTATCAAAATTTTCTTGACCAAAAGTAATTTGAGTTAAAGTATTATCAGCAATATTAGATTGGTCTGTACTAGGTGTTACATAAAAAGCTGGAGTGTTATCTCCACCAATGCCAGATACAAAGTTTGCTCTAGTCATTTTTCTTAATGCACTAGCTGATGTGTCATGGATTAATATTGTGTCATCTGTTGCGATAGAAGTTTCAGCAGTTTGACCAGTAATTATTGTAGGTGCAGTTTGTGAGTTTCCAACAGATGCGTTTGGTGGATTAACAGTTTGTAAAGCTCTGCCAAGATAAACTGCATACATGGAATCTCCAGATACTGTTGCACTTGATAGTGTCAGAGTTGTACCACTAGCTGTGTATGCTTTACCAGATCCAGGTTGTTGAACTACTCCATTGATAACTAATCTAATTTCATTCTCATTGGTTACTGCATGAGATAAAGTATAGTTAGCTGTAGCAGAAACTGTAAATGTTTCTGTTTCAAAACTTGCGTAACTTTCTGCTGGTATATTACCAATATAAGCCATTTATATAATCCTTATGTACTAATTGAATCTACTACTGATAAAATGCAGTCCACAGCACTTGCTGTATCTGATAATGCTTCAACACTATCTCCTGATTGTAGAACTACTTTTGAACCACCATCTATAAGTTCTAAAGAACCTCCAGCTGGTATTGGTGCATCTTTTATCAAATAATAGCTTGTACTTGAGTTTTTAACAGTAGCATCTACAGTTACAGCTGAACCTGATTTATTAGCAAATCTCATACCAATAATTGCGTCATCACTATTAGCTGCTGCTCTAACTTCTGTAGCAGATGTGCCTATGCTAGTTTTTAAAACTCTTTCAAAATCTTGTGCCATTATTTTTTCCTTTTATTAATTAAAGTGCAATTGCCATAGCAACTGCAAATCCAGCTGAAGCTGCATCTATGTTTGTTAATTGACTACCATCTACAGCAGGTAATTTCGCAGAACCATCAAGTTGTACCACATTGTTTGCAGAAGTTCCAACAGTTTTTGTGGAAGCTGTTCCTAATCCTGTAATTTTAGTATTAGCAATAGAATTGACTGCTAGTGTAATTGTACCTGATGAAGTAATTGGTGAGTTTGCTACTGTAAATTCTGAAGAACCTGAATCTGCTACTGCTACTGAAGTTACTGTTCCAACATTAGATGGAGTAATAACAGTATAAGTAATATTAGTTGAACCTACTGATCCAGTATTATCAGTAGTACATAAAAATATTTTATTATCATTTGTTGAACCTTGATTAACTACAACCATTCCACCAGATAATTCTGCAATACTATCATGCTCTGGATCTCTTGATGCAGCACCACTTGATACTGCTAAGTATAATCCATTTTCAGTAGCATCTGTTTGATCTTTTAATAAAACTCTGTCACCAGCAACAAGGGTAACACCATCAATACTATCACCAGCTTCTAAACCATTTGATAAATTTACATTTGCTGTAGAAGCACATTCGGCTATCGTTCTAGTTCTTAGTCCAGCAACAGCTTGATCTACATAATTTTTAGTAGCAGCATCTGAACTAGCAGATGGAGAACCAAGTCCTGTTACAGCTCCACCAGATATTGAAACATTGTTTGCAGCTTGTGTTGCAATTGAACCTAATCCTAAAGAAGTTCTAGCAGTAGCACCACTCTCTGTTACAAAATTTGATCCATCCCCAACAATAAAATTACTATCAGTTGGTGTTAGTCCAGCAATGTCAGTTAATTGAGCATCGCTTGTTTGTTTTGCATCTAACTGAGTTTGAATTGCAGATGATACTCCATCTAAATATCCTAGTTCAGTTGTTGTAACATCACTAACTTCTACTTTACCTGAACCATTTGATTGTAATGCTCTTGAAGCGGTTAAGTCAGACGATGCTATAGTTGATGCACCACCAGTTATGGTAGCTTGTTTTGAATCTATTTGAGTTTGTACTGCACTTGTAACCCCATCTAAATAACCTAATTCAGTATCGGTTACATCTGATACTGCAATCTTTTGTGAGCCATTAGAAATAACAGCTCTGTTTGCAGTTAAAGATTCTGTATCAATTGTTGTAGCTGATCCTGTTATAGTTGCTTGTTTAGCATCTAATTGAGTTTGGATAGCACTTGATACACCATTTAAATATTGAAATTCTGTATCTGAAATTGTTCCATCTGCAATTTTAGTTGCAGAAATTCCTGTAGGTATAGAGTCATTCGTTTTTGTAAGTATTGCAAGATAAACTGATAAAGTTTCATTTGCTAATGATCCACTATCAAAAGTTACATTGACAGTTGTGTTTGTAGAAAAAGATGAACTAGCAATTACTCCATATCTAAATGCAGCTGTAGTTGCTAAATAAATTTTTATTCTTCTACCTGCATGATATTCTGAAGTTACATCAGCACCATTAATTGTAAAAGAAGTTCCACTTACATAAGCTGCTGTGTAAGAACCTGAACCATCACCATATTCTACCCATTGTGCATCATTGTAAAAATCTCTAGTGTTCTTCATCAATGCTCTGATTGCATTGTTTAGATTAGAAGGTAGCATTCCTTCTGCCGTAGAAATACCATTTAGTGAAGTGTTATTTGCTTGGGTTGTTGAGTAATCTTTTATACCTGCCATTTAATCTCCTATAAACCATGAGAAAGCCTTGTCGCTTTCTTTATTACGATCATTTATTAATGTATTGATAGCTTCTTCAATTTGTCTTTGAAAAAACTCTTGAGTTTCAAAACTATATCTAACATTATCTATATCAGTTTTTTCCGTCATCTCAAACCTATTCTTGAAGCAATTATATCAACACCTTGAGCATGAGTCCAAACTGATCCAGATGGTGTTATTACTTTAATTTTAAAATATCTACCAGACTGTCTTACTGGATTATCTCCACTTGTAACCATTGTTGAAGATGTAGATTCGGTAGCTGTATCAGCTAATCGTTCTTTACTTTTGATAGTTACTGTAGATGTAGCATCCACAATCGGTCTGACATTGGTTATACTACTTCTATGTCCTGGAAACAACTCCATTTCTCTAGTTTCTATAGTACCTTCATTTTCAGTACCTGAAAATATAGCTGCTTTATAATTATTATCTATTGCACCCAAATATCTTTGTCCACCATTCCAAAAATCAGTATCTAATGCAATATTAATATTATCTAAGTTTTCAGAAATAATATCCATTAATTCTACAGTATAAGCACCAACGAATTGTGAGAATATAGAACTAGCACTAGCATCTGCTGTACTCCATTTTTGAGTAGCATAATTATAAATAATTACTTTATCACAAATACCAGTAGTATTAGATGTATCATTTTTAGATGGATATAACCACATAGCTAATTGATTAAAAGGATCTACCGCTGCACAAATTCTATCTGTGTATGCTTTGTTTAAATCTAAATCAAAAAATCTATTTACTTTTTCTGCACCAATAGAAACTACTTGATCTCCATTTAATTCATAAAATCCATCATCCGCATAAAAGAAAACTCTACGATTATCTTGACAGACAGTTCTTCCATAAACAGCTCCTCTGTTTGGTGATATAACTGATAGACGGAATACTGTTGCACCGCCAACATAGTCCATTCTAATTATTTGATTTTGTCTAAAGACATAAGCAATTTCACCAGAGGTTATATGAGTTATTTGTCCACCTGATCCTGGTAGGTCTTGCAAGTCTGATTGTTTAGTACCTGGTTGCCAAGTTGTTAAATCATTTATTCCTGACCATTGTATTCTATTTGAAAAACCAACATGATTACCTGTTACAAAAAAATCTCTAACTACACCTGAACATTTAAAAGTTGGTACAGTACCAGATGTTGAAATAGTTGAAAGGTCTGCAAAAGAAGATGAAGTTCCCATTAAATAAAATTGTGGTGCATCTACACCATTAGATACAACTATATAATTTCCAAATTGGGTAAAGGTAATGTAATCGGTAGCTTCTCCAGTTAAAGGAGTTCCACCATAAAAATTTGTAGTAGTTAGTCTTGCAGTATCAGACGAAACATTTGTTAAATTATTATTTCCAACTGTGGCTCTTGTAACAGTAACAACTGCATCTGTTACTGTTGCTGAAAAATCTGCATGACCATTAATAGTATTTTTTAAATTTGTAGCAGTAGTGTCGTTGTTTGTTTGTACTTGAAATTCATTAGTAGAAGGTGTTCCAGTAACAGATGTAAAGACAACAGTTGTACCATCATTTTTTTTTAATGTAATAGTTTTACTTGCACCAATATTTGCATAGTCTGAAACTGTAATTGTACAAGTCGCAAAAGCTGTACTTAAAACTTTACCTCTTGCTCCTCTTTCTGTAAATGTTCCAGATGATAATTGATAAATAGTTTCTTCATTAGCAACAAAATTAAATACAGTATTAGAATTATCTCTAAAAGAACCTGCACCTCTACTATCTTTAGTTATGTTGTTACTTGAATAATTTACTAATGAGGGGAATCTTTTATATGATGATGCTGCGAAATAAACATTGTTAGCTGTGTTTGCACCAGGATTATTATATTCTGGTTGGTCAGGTAGCCATTCTCCAAAAGGTATTTGCATTATTCTCCTATTGGTTATTGTTTGTTACAAATTTAGATACATCATTAAATGAACCTGCAACAGTTACATCACCTCTTTGTTGTAAAGGTGCATTACCATATTGATCTTCTCTATCGTTTCTCTCAAGTCTTTCTAAAGCAGTTGTGTACATTCCTTGCCATTGTTGAAGTCTTTGAGGATCAACACCACCTAAAAAATTAGCAGCATGATATAATGAACCATATAAATAAATTGCAGGATGACTTGCTAATATATAATTAGAAGTATTGGTATCTGATAAAGCTGCAAACTTAGCATAATAATTTAATGTTCCTGTGTATGCAGAATCTGGAATTGGTGCAAATCTAAAATTATCACCAAGTATAGTATATGCTGAAGGCATACCAGTTGTAGATGAACCTCTAATTTGATCCATTTGAGCTGGAGTAATATATTTTAAAGCATACTTAGTTCCGCCTGATGTTATAAAAAAATCTCTTACTTGTAAAAAATCTGTAGGCACAGATTCTGTTTCTGAATCTATTGTAATAGAAGTTGAGGTATTCATTTTTCTAATTCTTAATTTAGAATTAAAATCAGCTTCTGCTAAAACTATAAAATCTTCTGCAATCTCAGTTGTTAAATCTGATCTGTTTAACCAGTTTGCTATTGATGTTTTTAAATCTGAATATGTTGCAAGTGCCATTATATTTTACCTTCTGCTGTTTTAAAATATTTAAACTCATTACTATTTAATTTTGTTTTTAATATTTTTGTTTGAACTTCTTTAGGAAGTGCGAACCAATTACTATCTCCATTATACTCATTCGCCCAAACAGATAAAGCTAAAGTTGGAATAGAAGCTACTCTTTTTAAATCTCTGGATTTAGAATATCCATCATTTAAATTAAATAATCTTTTATTATGTTGTAAATGAGGATCTATATTTACTTCTTCATTTAAAACAATTTTCTTTTCCATTTCGTCTATAGAAAATGTTTCTTTTTTTAAACCATCAATACTTATATCTTTTCTCATCTACCTTGACCTTTGTATCTTGTTTGCTTTTTTTGTCTGCTCTCTGATTTGTTTTGAGATTTTTTATGACAACCAGGTCTTTTTTTAGGTTGATCTCTTGGAACAAAGTGAACAAACTTTTGTCTAGCCACTAAGCACTCATTTCAGTAATAGAAACTTCAGCAGTACCAATAAAAGCTACTTTCTCACCAGGTGAAACTTTAAAAATTTCAGGTTGGTCAGCAGGTATAAAAATAGTTGATGAATTAGCAGTTGCAACAGCAGTTGGGTTTGCACCGAATAAAATATAAATATCAGCAGTTGATGCTATTCTTACATATTCAGTTTGTGATCCAAATGCAGCAGATTGTGCTGATGTTCCACCACTTGTTTTACCTTGATGTGTAGTAGGTCTTAATCCGTAATTAAAACTCATATTTTTCTCCTAATTAATTATGGGGGAAATACCGCTAGGCAAGATCCCCCAAATATTGTTATATACTATTATCTTCTAATTACGAAAGTAATTTCCATTTTAGAAGTATTTGATGAACCACCATTAGTAATACATTCAATAGTACCATCTTCAGCAACAGTATTTAAAGCTGTTGGAAAAGCAGTTGCTACTTTACCAGCTGAACCTGAAGCTACATGACTTATAGCACCTCCAGTTACTGCAACACCACCTATTTCAAAAGAGATAGCTGCTGTGCCAGTTGTAGTTGCTTTGTTGTGAGTGATGATTTTTACAATTTTTCCACCATCAGGTACACAAACAAAAGTTGATGAAGCTGTTGAAACATCTGGAATTGCAGATGTTAAAAAGTAATCGTTTAATGTTCTCATTTTTTTATCCTATTTATTTGCTTCGTTCCGTCATTGACTTCAAAGACCAAACAAAATTGTTAATTGAATGATGGGGGATAATTCCCCCACCACTTTAGATTTATTATGAAGTAGTTAAATCTGTGATTAAACCACTTGCTTTTTCATTTCTTGACTCAAGAGTGTACTCAGCAACCATAAATCTCTGATCTGCGTCTGCAGTCTGAGCTGGTGTTTGTAGAGAGAAATCTCTTAAGAAAGAAACTGCCCAGTATTCCATATCTAGAATGTGAGCATCTTGACCGATTTTAGCAGCAGTACCATTAGCACCTCTGATAAATCTGTTTGGTGATACTTGCATAGTTCCAAAGTCAGATTCGTACACATCAATAGAAGTAATTAATCTTCTATCTTCCGCAGCATCAAATCTAGTAGAACCGCCTGTAAAGCCAGATAGTTTCTGTTTATTGAAAGCATTTACCATAATCATGTTAGGGTTTCCGCCTTCATTGTAACAGCTAACTAAAATACCTTTTAACTGATCTTCAGTAAAAGCTCTTTGAGTTCCATCTGTTCTTATAGCACCATTACCAGCACCAGAACCACCAGCACCTGCATCAACATTAGTTTCGTACCAAGTTGGACATCCACCTAGTTTTCTTGCAGCTGTTGCACTACCAGCAGATTTAGCAACATTAGATAAAAGAGCTGTTTCCATATCTCTTTTTAATTCTTTTGCAGCTTTAGCTACTTGGTAAGCCATCTCATTATTTCTTCCAGCAGAAGTTACAGCTTCGTTAGTTGCAGTAACTTGAATTCCTTTAGTAGAAATTTGAGTGTGGTTATTTTCTAATACAGTTGGTGACATAGTTCCATAAGAAATATCAGCACCTTCAACAGCAGCATTTGCAGCAACATCAGCTAGTGCATCTGTTTGCCATTGGTGTAAAGTATTAGTTGCTTTTGTTTTTGCAACTCCAGACATAAAAGGTGTTTCTGTTGGACTAATTGAATAAATTATGTCCGCTAGATCTTCTCTTATACCTATAGTCGTATATGTTTGGTATTTAGCCATTTGTTTTCTCCGTTAGGTTATTGTTTATAGATAACGCATCAGTAAATCGGTAGCATCTTTTGCACTTCCGCTTTTCTTCAACGCATTCATCTTCTTCAACCTAGACTGATTATTCAAATCTTCTTTAGTAGCTTTAACTCCTGATTTAACAACTGCATTTGGCTTGACTTTTTTACTTACTAAATTGGGTTTAGTCGCATTAGCTTTCATGCCATCCATTATCACATCAAAATATCTTGAATCATAAATTCTTGAAACATCATCATTTGTGAAGCCTTTAGAATTTAAATAACTCATAATATTATTTTTAACTGTAGAACCCTTGATAGGGTCAGCAATTTCAGGATGTTTTAAATGAAGTTTTTTTTGTTCATTTTTTAATATTTCCTGAAACTGAGATTCTTGATGTTCTCTCAGTTTTTGCTGTGCTTGTTGAATTGATTGTTTTCGTTTTTGTATCTTACGATCAACTCTAGCAGCTTCAGTTGGATCTTCATCCCAAAGAGCATCAAGCTCTTTAGAATTCATATCATTGTTAATCTCAGCATTTAAGGTAACTACTAATGAATTTAAATCATCCATCTTAGTTGAATACTGATTTTTAAGACGATCTTCTTCAGATTTTAGCTCTCTTTTTTCAATCGCTATCTCCTCAGTTTTTCGTCTGTAGTCAGCATCTTTTTGATAACCTGCTTTTAATTCTTCAAGGTCAACATCAATCTTTTCACCATTAACAATAACTTGGTGTAGATCGGTTTCTTGTTCTTCAATTGCATTTTCATCTTGTGATGCTTGTTCTTCATCTGCTACTTCCATTGTTTCCTCTGGTTGAGCAACAGGTTGTTGTTGTTCTTCGGTTTCAGTTTCCACTTTCGCTTCAACTTCTTCTTTTGGTTCAACTGGTGCAACTTCTTCTTGAGGTTTTTTGATAACACCTTTGGTGTCCATTAAACTTTCAATAGATTTTGCTGCACCTTGTACTGAAGCATTATTCAGTAAAGGGTTTGTTTCAGACATTAAGTCCTCCATAGTTAAGTTGTCGTTAGACTTGACTTATTTTAACCTTGATGGTTAAAATTTTGTATTATCTTGTTGTTTTCTAAAATCTTCCAACTGTTTAGCTGCAAGTTTTCCTGTTTCAATAACAGTAAGTAGATGTTGCTCTACTTTTCCAACAACATTGTAAGCAATCCAAAGTTTTTCTCTGGTATCACTCTCTTTAGCACCTGTTTTTTCTAAAAGTGCCTCAGAATAAATTTTTTTAAGAGTTTCCATACTCTCTTGAAAAAGTTTACTCTCTAATATCTGTTTGGCTTCGTTGGATCGGCTGATTTCTACCGCCCTGTCCGCCTGGTCTTTCGCTTTCATTTATTCCTTGTAGTTGTTTGCCAAACATATTAGTAGATTTTGCCGCTTCTTCAAGTATTTTGTTATCTCCAGCAACCATCATCTTATCTAAATCTGCATCTGCTTTAATTTTTGCAGTATCAAGTTGCGTATTATATTTTAAAGCCATCTCTTTTATCTTAGCCTCAAAGTCTAATTGCATTTCTTGAGTTTTTTGTTGTAATTCTTGAGATTGTAATTCTAGGTCTGCAAGTTTTCTCTTATTCTCAGCATCAATTCTAGTAAATTCTATCTTCTCAATCGGTGTTAGTGGTGGTGGTTGAGGTGGTGGCATCATTTGTTTGCCCACATCAGGATCTACAAAGTAAGTTTCTACATTTTTTAGACCTGCGTTCTCTACCATCTTAGTCAAAGTGTTATACATATTTTTAAGATTAACCATTGGCATCTCTTTTCCACCTTGTATTTGGAATGCTTGTAGTTGTCTTTCTAAAATACTGTTTAGCATAATTGTTTGTTGCTCTTTAGAACCAGTTCCAAGTCCAACAACTATTGAAATATTAAATCTATCTTTCCATTCAGTAGGTCTTACTGGAATATACTGATTACTCATCATAATAATTTTTTCTTTATCTTGATATTTAACCATTAGTTCAAATATTTTTTTAAATAAACTCTTAACACCTGTTTCTGCAAAGACTCTAGCAATCAATTCTGATCTCATTTGAGTTTGTTGCATTAAAGCATTTACACCAGTAGCTGTTTTAGCATTAAGTGTATCAGGACTTAAACCTTGAGCTTCTTTTGAAACACCAGTTCTACCTTCTCTAACTGAATCTAAATAAGATAATAATGGAAAGGCTTGTTGTGAAATTGGTTGAGCTTGTAATGGTTGCATTACTTGGTTCGGTGGTTGTTTAGTTCTTACAATTCCACCAGGTCTAGTCGTAAGTAAATCATCCATATTTACCATACCATCCATAACTGCAACTCTGTTGTTATTTGTTAAATACATATTGTCTAACAACTGTCGCATCACAGTAGATTTCATTAACTGAACATCTTCTACTAATTCTGCAATTGATCTTCCATAAAATCTATGAGGCATTGGAATAGGAGTGATCGTTACGAAAGGAACATTATCGCAAGGCATATTAGATAATATGTGATTACCATCTGAACCAGCTGAAACTATTTTTCTAAGTTCAGCAATTCCATCTTCATCGTAATCATATTTTACATAAGACTCATAAACTAAAACTTTTTCTGTTGTAGTATCTGTTGCAGATGAAATATTATAATCATCCACATCAGTTAATCTTACATTCTGTTCATCATTGTAAATATCTAAATCTGATTTTGGTAGTTCATCAATCTCATCTTGAGGATAACCCATCGCAACTAAATCTGATCTTGTCATTAAAACTTTATGAGAAACAAAATCTGCATCCTCAATTGTTTTAGCACTTCTATCAATTAAAAATTCTTCAGGTGGAATACTTTCAATTTTTACTCTACCTGTTTTTTTAATTCTTTTAATTTTGCAATTATATAAATCAAAATTAGGAACTTGAACTTGAGATGTATCTACTCCTTGAGCTTGGTATTGTTCTAATACTTTTTCAAATTCTTCTTTGGCAGACTCATCTTCAAATACTTCTTCCTCTACAATTTCTATTTCATCTTTAGTATCTTGCAAAGCCTCTTTTTCAACTATAGATAAATTTTCATAAGTTTCGTAATCTACTTTTTCAGAGTCATCCCAATAAATTTTTAAGAAACCATTTTTTTCAATTAAGGCATCTTTGAAAAAATTATATAATAATTGGAAGCCATCATTCTCTTTATAAAAAACATGATTTAAATAAGCTGTCGCTTGTGCTGCCATTGGAACATCTTCTGCTGTCATTGGTTCACAATGAACAACTTTATCGGATGCTGTAAATACTCTTAATAAATTTGGTAATAAACTTTCAATCGTATCTGCAACATCGGTTGATACTACTTGACTACGACCATCTATTTCTGTTCCTAGTTTATCACCTAAATAATATTCTAATGATTTAGTTCTAGAGTCTGATAACTGACCACCTAGATAACCTAAAGCATTTTGTATTTGATTTGATAATAAACTTTGTAATTCTATGTTTGATTTTTCTTTATTTTTTTTTGCCATATTAAACTATATAATTTGTATCTACTTCTATTGGCTTATCCCAATCGGTTGTTTGTAGTGGTTCTGTAACAGCACCATACCTTACCGAATCGCAAAAGTGTGATGCCCAATTGTGTAGGGGTTTATTCCTAAAACAATTATTTTTTTCATCCCACCGCTTACAATATGATTTTAATGCTTCTACTAGCTTATTGCAATTGTTTTTATGAAAAAAACACTTGGGTAACATTCGTCTTACTTGCTCAATACCATCTTCTACACTAAGTTTGGGTGCTATGTCAAATTCTAAGCCTAGCTCTTTAGCGGTTTCCCATCTGGATTTATTTGTGCCGATTTCTCTAACTCTAATATCATGGGGAGCTATGTGCTTTGAATAGTTATAAGGTTTACTATCTATGACATTTATATAATGCTCTAATCCCTCACCAGAATTTTCGTAGCAATCAATTATTCTAATTTCGCCATTTGTCCTTCGTTGAGCAAAGGTGATTACTGTACTATCGTTCATTCCTAAATCCCACCAGGTTTCAACATCTAAACTATCGTCTATATCAAAGTTCTTAACATTGCCAGACTCCTCTAGCTCCTCAATTATAGATCCAAAATAAGAACCACTTATTCCAGCTTGAAATGAGCATTCAAATTCTTGTTCGTAACTTTCAGGCGACATTGTTTGTTTAGCAGCATCTAATTCTTCTTGAGCTATGATCTTTGTTTCACTAGCTTTAAATACTTTAGTAAACCAATCTTTATTTGTTTTAGCTTTCTCATGTAATTCGTAGAACCAGTTTCTTCCCATCGGTGTGCCTATGAAGATTGCGAAGCCTTTTCTGTCCGATAGACATGGTCTTAAAATGGTATCAAAAAGGTCTGGCGAAAGGTTTTGTGTTTCATCGCAAACTATACCATCAAAGTATTGACCTCTAATAGCTGCACTATTCTCACCACCCAAGATTTGTATTCTTGAATTGTTTATAGAAAAGTCCACCCTTAATTCTGACTCATTAAACTTAACTCCTGGAATTGTGGCAGAAAATTGTTTCATGTAATCCCATGCAGTAGATTTTCCCTGCAAACGATATGGAGAGATGAAAGCATATCTAGGATAGGGTTTAGTGCTTGTCAGAGCAGCTCTAATGAGATGGTTGATAGCAAAGACAGTCTTACCCCCTCTACGATGAACAATCACTACATTGAAGCGGTTCTTATCGCATTTTTCATGCAAAAAATTTTGGATTTGTCTTGGCGAATAAGGAATTACAATTTGTTTCATTTTAAAACAAAACCCCCCCTAATGAATTGTTTCATTTGAATCAGGATAATCGCTTGGTAAAATAAATTGTGTTCTAAGAAACTCTGAAAAGTCGTTAGCTTCTGCCTCATCCTCAAAACCTTGAAAGTGTGTAATCACAATTGGTTTCTTGGTTTTCTTATCTTTCATAATGAAGATTATTGTTTTTAGAAAAGTATCATCCATTTGTTTATGCCTTGTATCAATATTATTTTAGAAGGTAACGCAAAAAGTGGGTATACCACTTTTAAAACCCCCCATGTTCGCTATTTGTTCTTCATAATTCAGTTATTACAACCACAACATTCATAATGATAATTTATCGTTACTGATATAAAACTTCCGATAATAAACGATTATAGCCGATTTAAATAATTGTGTGATAATTGTGCAACAATTTGGTATTTTTGCAACACTCATGTATAATATCTGCTTTTTATGTGTGCAGTTTTTACCACAACATTAATTAAATCAACAATTCTAGAAGGTTTAGCAAAAGATTTAATCATAATTAATCTAAGGTTTAGTCCAAGATATTGACAATGGTTGGTTGTTATCACCTTTTATTTGCAATGTTTCGGCTGCTTTGCCATAAGTTTTGGATGATAATTTACTAGCAGACCATTGATTATGTGCAGTAATAATTTTATAAAGATTAACCATAGATTGAGCAGCTTTTGGATCTAAATCACCAGACTCAATCTTTAATTCTAGTTCTTTTCTTTTATCTTCCAAGTCAGATAATTTTAAATCAATTGCCAATTCTTTTGATCTGACATAATTAGCCATCAATTCATTATCTTTTATTAAATAAGCTCTGAATGATTGCCAAGTTATAGGAACATCATCTCTAGAGAAACATTCTCTAATTGTTAATCCATCTGCAATTAAAGACAATATATGAGCTTTTAATTTATCTGTTAGTTTTCTGGGTCGACCTGCCATAATTTTTATTTATTAAGCGACCTGGCAAGGCAAGAAAGAAAGGAATAGAAAAGCACTTGCCAGATCTAGTTATAACTTATTTAGACTAACGCAAGGGAGCTAGTAGTCTATAATTTCTTTAACACAATATATAGTATATTACAAATCAAAAGGAGTTGGTTTCTTTTTAAATGTTCTATTATCAAGGGTAATTGGATTAATCTTAATCTTGTTGTTAAACATCATTTTATCTATAATATTTTGGACAGTCCAAGCACCAAACTTAAGATTGTTGACTATCCAACGCATCTGCTCAGCGGAGAGCATTCCAGAATTAAAGTCATTTTCTATCTTTAAAACAATTTCAATTTTGTCTTGGGGGGTGTAGGTGTTCCTATAGCTTAACTGTAAAGGTTCATTATTATAGTAATATTCATCTTCATTCATTTCTTAAAACCTTTAAACTTTTTCTTATTACTATTGTTATTATTATTATTGTTATTACTCTCTAAATACTGCCCAAATTTTGGGTAGTCTGACTGCTTAGATTTTGACACCCTGATTACCCTATTTTTGGGTAGTCTTAAGGTATATCTATTAGCACTTGATAACCTGTGAATAACTAAATAGCCATTATCAACCAGCTCTTTTTTAGCCTTTTGTAAAGTATTAACAGAAACACCAAGTTTCTTGCATAAATTAGAGTTTCTTAAGTTCCTATAATTAGCAGATAATGACTTTATATAGCAAAATAAGACTTTAGCCTCATTTCCAAGTTTATCGTCATATATTATTGAATTTGGGATCATAGCGAACCCATTCTTAGTCTTTTCCATATTCTTTTATTCCTTCCTTGCTAGACCTTCTATATGTCAAATTTTGGGTAATCAATCAGAACATTCAGCGAACATTAATATTTTTACAATCTTAGCTTATATAGTTTGACAATATAGTACAAAACTTGTATAAGTTTAGTATGTTTAACGAATCAAGAAAGGAAAGAAACATGACTAAACTACATCACACAGAATATAAAAAGAATTATAAAAATTATATTCTATCTACTATTGAAGAAGACTCAGAAGGTAAGCCAATCACTAAAGACCAAGAAAAAATAAATTATATTTTTGATAGATTCAATTCTGAGTATGGTTGGAATATTGAAAGAGTTGGAAAGTATAAAGCTATGTCTGAATGGTTATCTGGTCTTGCATTAGATATTGAATACTATGACGATGCAATAGTTGACCTAGCTGTCAAAATGGGTTCAATAGATCCTAACCCTAGCGACAAATTAAAAGATAAAGTTGCAGCTAATTACTGGAATTTTATGGCTAATGTTATTTTATGGTTTGAACCAAAGAAGGGAGCATAATGAAAGCTAAAGACTATAAATCAATAACAGAAGACCTAGAACAAAGAAATCCAGGAAAGAAGTTCTATTCATTCATGGATATGGAAGACGCAGAAATTAGGAAAAAGGAAGTAATTTTGCCTTTGCCTAAAAAATACTTTAATAAAATAGTTAAATTTATAAAGGGGGAGAAATGAATATTAAAGAATATGGAGTCAAAAAAACTTGGGATAATAAATGGCAAACTTTTGCCAATGCTCAAGATGGCAAATATTTAATGCCTATAACTTGGTTAAGATATACCTCAAAACACAAAACAAATGCTCAAGAGTGGTTAAGAAAAGAACTTAAAAAATTGGGGGTAAATTATGACAAAAAATAATTTACCTAAATATTCTCATCCTGCTTATAATAGTTTATTAGCAACACTAGAAACACCAGTTAATTTAGTTAAATCAATTGCTAGTGAAAATTCTAATAATTTAGCTGATTTAAAAAAAGAGTGGGTTGAAACATCAAGAAAAGAAATAAATTTAAAAAAAGTATTAGATATATTTAAAAATGCTAGATCATATACAGATGAACATAAATTTAGAGAATATAAATTTGATGGTAATTTAGAATTTAAAAATAAAAATATAAGAACAGTAAGAAAATTAATAGAAGTTGAGCCTAGATTAATTAAATACATTTACGATGATGCAAAAAGAATGTTTAATTATATAAAAGATATGGAATTAAAAACCTTAAAATATGAAAGACTTTATAAATTAAACTGTGAAAATAATCATTATAATAAATTGTTATTGAAATTAGAGAAAGAACATCAAGAAGAAATAAAAAATTGGAGTGATTTAAACGAATATGGTTTATATCCAAATGATGATTATTGTCCAATTGATGATTATTCAGAACAAGAACAATTAGAATTAAAATTAAAACATCAAACAAAAATAACTAGTATTGTTAATAATATTAAAGATATAAAAAATAATATTAGTAACAATGATATAAAAATTAGTAATATTTTTAGTGAAGGCATTAAAGAAAGTGATATTGCTAATACATTTTAAAAAATAAAGGGAGATAAATGAGAAATAAATATGGTTTGCCTTTAGTCTATGATTTTAATATAGATTTAAGGGATAAAAGGAGAATAAGGAACTTAGAATATATGAAATGGAACTGTCCTAAAGGTTGGAAAGAGCTTTGGAGCAATAAATTAGACCAATTAAAAAAGAATATAAGTGAAAGAAAAAATAAAACTCTCAACTAATATAGACAAAGAAAAATTGGCTATACAAACTTTCAAGAACATCATTGAGGGATCTAGGTCTATCAATGGTGTTACTTGGAATAGAATTAAAAACCTAAAACCAAAGGAAAAAATAGAATGTTTGAAATTAATAAAGCAGTAAAAAAAGCACTAGCAGAAAAAGGTATAGATGTTCAAAATGAATATAATAAAGCATCAAATGAAAGAGTATGTATAATTAGTATTCCACCAAATAAAGGTAGTAAAAGAAATCATCTACATAAAGGAATATTACATAAAGATCACATAATACAAAAACCAACAGGAAAGGAAAATAATGAGTAACGAAAAAATAAAGTTAGTACCTATAAAAAGGTCAAAGGGTGAATATGAATATGATAAAAAAGTTTTAAAAGGTGTTGTTCAAGGTTCTTTAATATTAAATAAAGCCTTTGGTAAAATTACAGCTCATTTTCATTTTATGGGTACAGCAGGAGGTAATGAAATAACAATTAAAGAAGGTGATAAAATTATTTTAGAAGGAATAAAATTAAATAAAGAAAGTCATTCAACACATTGGGGTAGTCAAGGACTTTATAAATTACCCATAACCACTTCAGCCTTTGTTGGTAATTGTGAATCAATAGAAGAATTTGAATATAAATGTGCAGCTTTAGATGGCAAAAAAACTTTATATGGAGGTGAATAAATGCTTGAAACAATTATCGCAGTAGAGATCGCATTACTTATTTTTTATTATGCAACCAATTAAAAATAAATGTTTAAACTGTAATAAACTTTTTATTGATAAAAGTAAAAATAAAGTAAAAAAATATTGCAGTAAATATTGTGGAGGTTCTTTTTTAAATAAATTTAAAAGAAAATTTAAAGATATTGAAGAAAAAAATTGCAAAATTTGTAATAAAAAATTTAAAGATAAATCAAAAGGAAAAACAAAAAAATATTGCTCAAGAAAATGTTGTTTAACATTTTGGAGAGTTTCAGGAAAAAGAAAAGAAGCATTAAAAAGATATAGACAAACTGAACATTGTAAAGAACAACAAAAAAAATATAGATTATCTAAAAAAGGTATTATTAAAAGAAAAAAAAATGCTAAAATTCTTTGGCAAAACATAAAACTAGCTAGAAAAATAAAAAAATTAAAATTACTAAATAAAAAAATAAATTTAAAACAACAAAGACATTTAGAAATATTTGATAAATATATAATTAGAATAAATAAAGAACAAAGAAAGTATAGAAGTAATCCAGAAGCATATAAAAAGAAAAAAATTTCAGATAAGAAATATCATTCAAATCCTATTAATAAGGAAAAACAAAGATTATATAGAAAAAAATATTATTCTACTAAAGAAGGTAAGGCAAAAATGAATGCTAAAACTAATAAAAGGAGAGCAGCTAAATTTAATGCAATTCCTAAATGGTCTAATTTAGATAGGATAAAAGAAATATATAAAAATTGTCCTAAAGGTTATCATGTAGATCATATTGTGCCACTTCAGGGTAAAAATGTTTCTGGACTTCATGTTGAAAATAACCTTCAATATTTGATTGCTAGTAAAAATATAAGTAAAGGTAATAGATATAGTGAATGAATATGTATGGTGATATAAGAACCTGTATTAAATGTAAAAACAAAGCTGATGTAGTTGAGAAAGGCAAAGATTATTGTGCAGAATGTTGGTTTAAATATTTTTCTGGTGAAAGCATTGAAGAATATGAAAAAAGGGTTAAACAATTAGATCAAGTCAGAAATGATAAAAATAAAACTAGAACCTAACGAAGTAGAACTAGCCTTAAATATTGCTGCCAAAAGATATATTGGTAATTTAAAGATGGGTAAAACCTTTTCTTATGGTTACACTAAAGGAATTAAATCACAACTAACAGATGGCATCTTAGGAACTTTAGGAGAGGTTGCTTATGCAAAGGCAACTAATAGCTTTTATAATGGTTCTTATAGTGATGATAACCAATTCTATTCAGACTCAGACTTTCAAAACAATATAGAGATAAGAACCCAAGAAAAAAAATCATATAATTTTTTACTAATAAGACCTGGAGAAAAGAAAGGTACTTATATATTAATCATTAAAGACAATAACGAAGATTTTAATTTTAGTATTATGGGTTCATTTATTTATAATGATGATCTACCACCAGAAAAGCTATCAAATTTTGGCTACCAAGATAGACCTGCTGCATATAAAATAGAATTAAAAGAACTTAAACCAATGGAGGAAGATGTCGGACAAGATAAATTTTAAATTATTTAAACCTTTTGGCTCAACAGTTGCTAAAGCAGTTATGCCATTAGAACTAATGAAAGACTTTCAAAATGATTTAAAACAAATAAGACAAGATAAAGAAAAACAAAAGAACCATGATTGGTCTAAAAAGTTGGTAGGTCATGTAGATTCAGAGTATCTAATATCACCAGAGATTATGCTTAAATGGAAACAAAAATTCTTTGATCCTATTATTAATACTTATGTCAAAAATCATATAGAACATAAAATTAAATCAGTTTTAATTAATTCTGCTTGGTATGTAATATCAAAACCTGGAGATTATAACCCTTGCCATACTCACACAGAATATGTTCATGGTAATTATCATTTAAGCTGCGTAGGTTATTTAAAAATTCCTAAAATGATTTCAACAACCAATGCAAAAGAACATAATGATTTTTCAGGTCAGACAGAGTTCATAGAAGGATCTGAAAATATGTTTAATAATAATTCTTATAGAGTTATGCCTGAGGTTAGGGATTGGATATTATTTCCTAACTCACTATCTCATGTTGTTTATCCATTTAATACAGATGATAAAGATAACGAAAGAATCTCATTTAGTTTTAATGCAACCATAATATTTGATAATGATAAACTCTCAAATTGAATATAATTTGTATAATTTATTGACACTTTTTGTATTAATTAATAAATAGAATCTATGAAAACAATTGGAAAAGAGTGGAGCAAAAAAGGTGAAGAAGGTGGCTGTTTTACAGCAGATCATTTATCACCTTCGCAGCTCAATAAAAGTTTAGATATTTGGTTTAATGACTATGTAATATTAACTGCTAAAGAAAGAAAAGCCTTATTAGGTAACTTAAACATGGATATAGGAGCAATAGTAGGTCAGGCAGTACAGGATATTATTGTTCATAAATTAACACTTGAAGAAGTAATGAAAGGTAAAAAATGACAGATACTGTAATGATGGAACTTGCAAAGATGCAAACTAAAATTAGAACTTATGAGAATAATGAAAAGAAACATATTGAGCAATTACATTTAAGGGATAATGAAATATCAAAACTTAATAAAGAGTTAGATTTATTAAAGTTAAAAGATCAAATGGTTGCTAAGAACCAAAGCTATTTAGAAGCTAAAGTACAGAAAGATGTAGATCAAATTAAAGAAAACCAAAAGATACAAATGAAAGGAAAAAATGAAACTAAAGCCACAGACGACAGAAGAAAAAAGTAAGGGAGGGTTCAAAGAAAGAAGAAAGGAATGTTTAACAAGTGCTAATAAAATTCCAACTGTTGATATTAAAGGTAAAAAATATTCTACAGTTAATGAAAGACACAGACACCTTTTGCAATATTTCCCTGAAGCTAGATTTAATGAAGAAATACTATTCCATGATAATGACAGAGTTGTCGTTAAAACCGAACTATATATTTCTGATACTATTTATGCTGTTGGTCATGCAGAAGAACATAGAAATGCTAATTTCATAAATAAAACAAGTGCTATGGAGAACTGTAGTTCAAGCTCTTTGGGAAGATGTTTAGCAGCATTTGGTCTATCAGGTTCAGAATATGCTAGTGCAGAAGAATTAGTAAATGCCTTAAATAATCAAAAGGGATCTACTCAACAAGTTTCAATTAAAGATACAATTAAAAAGCAAACAACAGAAACCAAGTTGACAGCTTTGTATTCCGATTGGAAGAAACAAAATGATTCAATAGAAAAAGACTTTGAATCACAACAACAATCAATAAAAAAAAATGGAGGACAAAATGTCAGACAATGGTAGTGGTAAGCAAAAGGATTGGGTATTATTTCCTTATGATGCCAACAATGAAAAAGCCATCAAAATTGATTTCTCAGGAAATGTAAATTTAGATAGCGGTAATAAAGGAACTATTTTAGGTGTTAAAGGTAGCAGCAAAGATGGTAATACTAAGTTTGTTAAAGTGTTTGCTCAAGTAGGAGTTCTATTCAAAGGTGATGATAAATTTACTGGCGAAATGAATTACTCTGAAGCTGGTGGACATAAAGGTTTAATTGGTTGGATTAATGAATCAGGTAATATTTTATCTGGTTATAAAAACGATCCTAGACCTAAACAAGCTAAACCTCAAAGCAAAGAAATTCCTTTCTAGTTGAAAGTAGTTTTTTTAATTTTAGTTATATACTCAGGTGAGGGTAATTTAAAATATGAAAAGATACCTTTTGCATATTCTTTGTTACCCATCACTTGTGATGAAATGTTTGAAAAAAATGTTAAGTATGTTGAGAACCCAGATTATACAGAGGGAAATGGACAAGTTTGGATGCTAACTAAATATAAAAATCAAAATGTAGTAGCTCATTACTGCAAAGATAGTGAAGGAAATTATGTCAGATAATGTAAAGTTTATAAGTGAGATAGAAAGATTATTAAAACAAAAGCAAGATGACTATGGAGAATTTGACCATACCTCTTATGTTATGTCAGGAATTTTAGAAAAATATTTATCAGTTCATAATAATTGTGAGGTCAAAGTACCTTTAAAATTATTTGGTATCTTTATGATTTTTTTAAAACTTTGGAGAGTTATGCAATCAGAAAATTATAAAAAAGATAGCTTTGATGACATCAATGGCTACTCAGAATTATTAAGGAGGTTAGTAATAAATGAACAAGAAAAGAGGTAAAAGACCTATGACTCCTAAAATGCTCAGACTATTGCAATATATTAAAAATTATAGTACAAAACATGGATATATGCCTACTTTTTTAGAAATGGCTAATGAAATGGGTTATAAAAGTAAAAATTCAATCAGTTCGCTAATTGAAAAGCTAGAACAAAGAGATGAGATTAAAAGAGATTACTCTGGTTATAGCAGAAATATAATTTTGAATGGTTAAAGTTTTAAAAATATCAAGTTTAGAATTAGCAGTTGATTTTGAAGAAATTTTTGATGGTGCTAGTGTTGAAGAAGCTACACAAAAAGCACATAATCAAAAAATGCCTAGTGAGTTTGCAAAAGCAAGTATCACCGATAACAAACTTATTAGTGCAAAAATTAAATTAATCGGTGAGGAGAATAATGGCTCTAAGTAACAGTAATGTTAGATTGTATGCAAAGCTAGACAAAACTCATAAAAAGATAATGGGTGGAAAAGAAAAGGGTCGTCAATGCGTACATACTTTGCAAAACTTTAAAGAGTATAATCAACTCTTTAGAAGAATAGTTGAAGCAGAGAACAAAGATGCTAGATTTTTATATACTTAATTAAGTATATATAAAAAGTTGCATAAATACTTAGGGGTACTATACTCTAAATTAAAGGAAGGAACACAATGAAACTATCAAATAAAGCTAAGAAAAACTTTGAAGAAGATAATGAGTTTTACATTAAATTAGGTGAAAGATTAAGACAAGCAAGAAGAACTAAGGTTAATGAATTTACTGGTAAAGAAACTATTATTCCATTAACTAAAGTTGCTAAAGCTCTAAAGAATACATATCAACAAATAGGTAAATATGAAAAAGGTGAAAACAGAATACCTTTAGTAAATTTAGTCAAAATAAGTAAATTTTTAAAAAAACCATTAAGTTATTTTTTAGATGACTACAATGAAATAGATAAAGTTGCAGAAGAATTTAATATAGCTTACGAAAAAGAAAGAGATAACTTTTACAAAGAGCATCAAAAAACATTAGGTACTAAATAATGTTTGTTTCTGTTCAAGAAAAGCTAGATAAATTAGTTGCACTTACACCTGATGACCAAGAAAAGTTAAGTCATTATAAAAGTATAGTACCAGCTATGATTGCTAATTGTCATAAGGCTCACCAATCAATACCAGGTTGGGAGTCTTGTAAGCCAGAGATAGAGGCATTTAAATGGTTTGATGGTATCAATATTCCTGTTCATGGTTACATAGATTTAAAAGGGGATAAGGTTATTATTGAAGATAAATGTAAAATGCCAAGAAGGGGGATCGTCAAGAAAGATGGTACTAGGTCTTGGTTTCCAGGTAAATTACCTGATAGACCTTCACCCTATAATTTATTACAAGTAGATTTTTATTGGTCAGTATTTGAAGTTCCTGTTTATCTTTGTTATGTCAATGAGAAAGAATTTAGAGTTTATCATGCAGATAATTGTGATGAACTTAAACCAGAGAATATTAAGAAAAGAATACCTAGAATAATACAAAGAGCTAAAGTAAGACAAAACTTAATGAAGATCAGTAATGATCCAAATATTCTTAAAGATTACATCCAACCAGACTTTACACACATGTTTTGGAATAGTGATGCTAACGAAGATTATTTAAACAATGCTAAGAAATTTTGGGGATATTAAAAAATACCTAAAAACCCAAAAACAACTAACATTGTCGCACCTAAAATAAACTACCCTAAAAGTTCAATCGTCTATTCTTCAATAAAAGTTTTTTTTCTAAAAATTTTACAAAACTCAATATGATATAATGAGTTATAAAAAAAAATAAGGAGGAAAAATGACTTATGAATGGAAACACCCTAGCTACTATAAAGAGTTAGCTAAGTTGCGGAAAGAGTCAGAACAAGAAGAACAAACTAATGAAGATGGAAAGGAGGATAAAGATGAAAGGGAGTAATCATTTAGAGGATTTGATTAAAGACAATTGGGAGTCTATTAAAGATTGTAGAAATCCAATGGATCAAGTTATGCTTTCAGTTGATATGGTTTATCAAAACGAACTTAAAAATTGTAAACCTAATGAGAAAGTACAAATTAAAATAAAACAAGAAAATGGAAACATTGTCATTCATGGCAAATGCGTTCCTAAATAATAAGTATAAAGGCAGTCTGAAATATGGCTGCCTTACCAATCAAAATTAGTCTTAGGTTTAGCATCGTTCTCTTTAACGCAATCGTAGTGAGCATTTTGATATTGATATTTATTTCTTACTAATCTTCCAATTGGAATAAATGAATCTTCTGAGGTCATAGATTGATTGCAGTATTTACATTTACCTACATCAATAATCTTTTCTTTCCTAACCCAAGTCTTATTAGGTCTTGGCATAGTTAGGTTTCTTTCCTTTTCTTGATTTTCTCTCTGCTGTTTTCTTTCTTGAAACTGCTGCTCTCCTCTGACTTGCAGTCATGGATCTAGCTTTAGATGACTTTACGCACTTAGGATAGTTCTTTCTTTTCTCACCTTTTGATCTTCCACATGGAGGAAAACCACCACCTCTTTTGGGATTAGCAATGTCCACCCATTTCTCTGATGTCCATTTTCTTAAACTCATTTCTTTTTCTTTTTCTTCTTAGGTTTTATTCTACCTGAACATACACCACTAGCATACATATTAGCATAAGCCGAAGGATATACTTTAAACTTTCGTTTAGCTGCTCTTTTACCTTTTGCACATAGTTTAGCCATGTCTTTTTTGTACTGAGAACTTAGCAGTTCTAACAGCTCCTTTATGTGGTTTGTAAGTACCTTTCATTAGTTTATATCCTTTACCAGATTTCATCCAATGAAAACCTTTTGGTGGTTTAATTGATTTCATCATACTTTTTTCTTTTTCTTCTTTTTAAGTTTAGCAAAATCAGCACCAGTTATTCTATCAAATGGTGCAGCCATTCTAGCTATCTTCATTTGTTTTTTACTATACTTTTTGTTTTTACCTTTAGGCATAATTTTTTAACCCTCCAACATTCCCAGCTGACAAGCAGCTACTCCTAATTATTAATACTTTTTCTTTTTAGTTTTCTTCTTACTTTTTTTCTTTTTATCTTTTTTCTTTTTCATATACATAGTTTTCTCCTATTGTTACCATTTTTTGCAAGACCAATATCTAGCAGAAAATACATCTTTAGCACTAGCACATTTATGTCTAGCTCTAAAACTCTTTCGTCTAGCAGGGTTAGACTTTTTAATAGTCATGTTTGCATCCCCATATCTAATTATCTTTTCTTTGCCACCTTTACAAGCCTTGACTACAAACTTTTTGCCACCCTGAACTTGTCGTTTAGGTCTGTTGCATTTCATTTTAGACTTGTTTATTGCCATGTCTTATAGCCTTCTTTATCCTTAGTAAGAGCTTGACCTCTAGGATTTGGCGACCAAGATACATGAATCCATCCACTATTAATATCTGATTCATCATAATACTCTAAGATGATTTGATCGTAGGGTAAGTTCTCAATTATATGTCTAAATACTTTTTTATTATCTACACCAGGTATTTCAAAGTCAGCTGCTGCACATTCATTAGCACAATGTTGTGAGGTAGATTTTGATCCTATAATTTCGCACAAAGCAGGTGATCTAAAACCAGAGGTAATCTTGATTGGGAGCTGAAAGTCCTCTCTAATCGGTTGTAAGATGGTCTGGCAAAGTTGTTTAAGGTTCTCTATTTGCTCTGCATTAGGTTCATTATCTATATTGTTTTTAAGAGCTGTTTGAGATTGTGTCATCTCTTTTAAGCTAAAGTTTTCAGTTAATTTCATCTTCATTTACTCCATTAAAATATTTATATTCATATTTAACTGCTCTGCAATCATGTTTTTTACGCATAGACTTTTGAGCTATTTTAAATTCTGTAGCCTTTTTTTCAGATTCAAAGATAACATTAGTAAACATACTATAGATATTATTATCATTTTTCCAAATAACACACCACATTAAGTTTGCTCAATCTTCTTACAAACAAAACTTACATAAAGCATCTCATCATTTACTCTTTGTTCACCAAAGTTCTTAATAGTTTCACCACCCACTTTATAACCATCTAATGCACAATTAAAATGAGATTGATATAATTTATCAATTTTTATAGGTGTCATGCAAGAATTATATAAAGATGAGCATAAAGTAAGTATTAACATAAATTTCATTATGGGTGTTCTAACATCATCTTGTTTGTTTCCTTTAAATCCTCAATTGTTTTGTTAGCATCCTCTAAATCTTTAGATAGATGTTCAAGTTTTTGTAAGCACCTTTTATTAGCACTATCTTTGGACTTGGAAGAATCTTGAAGCTCTGCGACCTCTTGCTTTAATATTCTAACCTGTTCCTTATATTCGTTTATTATTTCTAAACTGTCAGACATTATTTCTTTTTAAATGTAGATACACCTTTTATACCAAGTATCGTACTAAAAGCACCAACTACAAGTGCTTGATAAAACATTGGTAAATTTGCAAACTTATCAAAAAAAATATCTATCTTTGCTTGTATATTAGGATCATCACTAAACACAGACCATGCTAATAAAAGCAGAGGAATTGAAATTAATATGAGACAGAACTCATCTTTCCAATCTCCTTTATGGCTATCAATAACAGCTCTTTTAAATTCAACCTCACCATTAGCCATTCGTTCAGCTAATTTTAATTCTGCTACTGATTCTAATTCTTTTGTCTTTCTTCTATTGGATGCAATAGACATTCCAGTCTTAATCATACCTGGAACTAATTTAGCTGCTAAGTTTAACCACATAATTTACTCCTTTATTCTAGTACTAGTTTCTTAATTGACTTTGATCCATCTATGTTTGACTCTAACTCAGCCATTGACTTAATACATTGGTATTGAATATTATTATTCTTATTAGATCTCATTGCAACCCTTTTTCCTTTAAGGCAATCAGACATAGATTCTTGTATTCTGTGTTCTTTAATCTCTCCATTTACAATCATAAGTAAGGCTATAATTAACTCCATTAATGTGCTGTCTTTCCGTTTGCTCTAACTTTATCTTTTAAATCCTCAATATCTTTTAATGCTTTTTCTAATTGATCTCTTAAAAACTCTATATTTACTTTGTTAGTCATATTCATCTCTTGAGTTTCTTCCATTTTTTCAACAGACTTATATAAATCTTCCAATAAAAAATGTTGCTCTTGATCCACAGGTACTTGTTCTGATTTTTTGAGCAAATCATTTTCAAATAATTCTCTTGAGGTTTCCAGAGATACTAACCTTGATGTTAGTTCTGTATATGCAAACACACCCATTGCTACAAGAATTATAAGACTAGCAACTGTTTTCATTGGCATTTGCACAGCTGCCGATTCTGATATATTTAATGGTTTATCTTTCATATTGGTTTCACACAAAGTGCTAAGAATACAAAACCTAAAATCAACATACCTGTAAAGTAATAGTTCATGCTTATCCTCATAAATTATTTAGCTACTTTGCCTTTGTTAATACCTTTTTTAATTACATATTCTTTAGTGCCATTTGCACCATGATTTACTTCTTTTTTAAGATTTATAAATAGTTGCATTTCTTTCCATTTCTTTTGGCTATCTTCAGAAAACTTACTTAATATTTTAGTATCTCTCATTTTTTTTTCTTTCTCTTTTTAAGGCTAGGATCGTCAGATATAAACTTATCAAATAGATAACCAAAGAAATTATCTATTACTCCAAATAATCTATAAATAATATTATCAATCATAATCTACCATCATTAACTTTATGCCTAACCTTTTTTGTTCTTTGGTAGGACTTCTGTGAATTTTATATGAGCCTTTAGGCTTATCTTTAAGACTTTTACCTTTTTTATTTTTTCTAAAGGTATTTGTTTTTATGTCTATTAACTGTATTTTACCATTTCTATCTACGATTACAATGTCAAATGGACAGGCAGGATCTACTGATTTAGCAACAAAATAACCTTCTTTAGTCAGCTTTGCTATTGCTTCGTATTCTCCTACAGTTCCTTTTATTGATGTTTTTTTTTGTCTATCAGAGATTATTTGTTTATCTGATGGCAAGATATTATTTTATAAAGTAATTATATCCGCTTGTAATAACTGCTGATATGGCAAGTAATATCCATATAGCACCCTTTCCCTTGTTAATGTCTGCTCTAAGTGATTTAGTTTCATCCTTGAGTTCCTTTACCTCTTTAACTAAAAAATCAATCTTTACTTCTGTTGCAGATTTTCTTGGCATAATATTATCTTCTTATAAATCCTTGTGGAGCTACAGGAACATTTAAAGGTCGTCTGTATCTATCTATTAATTGATTTATACCAACTGTTTCTGCTGCTGTAACAGTTGGTGTTGCAACTCTTTCTGCTCCAGAAACCAATTCTTCTTGTATTAATTTTTTAGCAGCTTTTTGACCAACAACATCTCTAGCTCTATCAAAAGCACCTCTTGCAGCTAGTAATCCTTGTATGTTTGCAAATTTAAATCCAAAGATACCTATTAATGCTCTACCAGTTTGTTGTATAATTCTTGATAATGCAGATGCAGTATTTGAAGCATTTACTAAATCTCTAGGTTTAAAAGTTTTTCTAACTTCTCTTACAAAATCATCAATTAATCTTAACTCATCTGGATCATATAATTGTTTTAAAACATCATTATATTTTTGTCTTGCAGTTGACCATTGATTTACAAATTTTTGAGGATTAAATATTCCATTACGACTAGAATCTCTTATTAATTTTTCAAAAGCAGAAGTTCTTAAAGATTGAAAATCTGCACTTTTTGTAGCTAAATCAGACACATCTTGACCTGCTTCAGCACCAAAAATATTTTTTAATCTTTTAATAATAGTTAAAGAGCCTTGTTTTTGTCCTAATTGTGCAGAACCAAATATGTAATCAATAGCATTTAAAGGTGTAACATCAGGATCATTTAATATTTTTTGAACTACTTTACCTGCTCTATCATCAATTTTAATACCATTTTTTCTTATTGCATTTACACCAAACAACTTTTGTTTTAAATTAAATTTACTTCTAGCTTGTTTAATAGCATTTAAAGCAACTTCTTCTCCACTAAATAAAGCATTATCTATAGCGTCATCATAAAATTTATCGTACTCATTAATAATAGCAGTAAGATTTTTTTTATCAGTTGCATTTTTAGCAGTAGGAAATAATGCAGATATTTTTTTTCGTAAATTTTCAAATTCATTAAATGTAGTTACTGGTAATTTTTTCTTTTTTTGTGGTTTTACTTTTTTTACAAAATTATTTATAAATTGATTAGCTCTTATAGTTGAAGGTGTAAGTTCTTTATCAATAACATCAGTTGATTCTTTAATAGCTTTTTGTATAGAACTTGTTAATACATCGATGTTACTATCACCTGCATTAAATACTGCATCTTTATCAACCGCATTGTAAGCTGTAGTTACATTATCTGATGCTTTTTGAAATTCTTTTTGAACTGCATTTAAAACACTTTGACCTGCTGATTCTAAATCTTCTTTCGCAAGTTCACCTTTATTAAATTTATTAAGTAAACTTTTAGCTGATGTTTCTATATCAATGTTTTGTTGTTTTAAAAATTGTCTAGCAGCTGTTTGAGCTTCGCTACCATAAGCACCTTTACTAGCTTCAAATAATGCAGCTATACCTTCTTCCTCTCCTATAGCTTGAGATTTAGCAACTCTAAAACCAAATTTACCAGCACCTGCTTGACCAGCAGCTATATCTGTTTTTACACCTTTAGATAATTCATCGCTAAAACTTTGAACAAATTTTTCATCAAGATTATCAGGATCTATACCTGCATCTTTAGCTGCTTTTTTTCCTTTAGAATTTAAAACTAATTTACCATCAACTTTTGTTGAAAATTTAGGATTACCAACTAAAGATTTCCAAGTTTTTGCTGCAATAGGATTTATTGCACCTTCAAAAACTACTGGTACAGCAGTAGAAATAACTGCTCTAGTAACATCAATATCTTCTGATCCTAAAGGCTTAGTTGCAACATCTTGAGCAACAGAAGTTAAACCACCTGCTCCACCAGTATATACAGCTCTTTTTAATAAAGATTTACCTGCTGCTTTTGCTGCTGAAGAATATCCAGGTATATAAGATAAAATTTGAGATGTTGTTTGTAAAATATCTTGTTCTGATGTTCCAGGTTTATTTAAATAAAAAGTTTTACCATCTGGCATAGAAATTAAAATATTATCAAAACTATCTTTTAATATTTTACTCTCTGGAATTTGTGCTTGTATTATTTCTGCTTGTGCTTTTTGATTGGGATTTATTAATAATCCAGCTGCAATTTTAGCTGCACCTTTACCTTTGTATGCACCTATTTCTGGTAGTTCAGGATATTCAGTTCTTTTAGTTCCTGTAAAAAATTCTTTTATTGCACCTAATGATTTTTTAACTGTATTTTCTATTCCTTCTTCATTTTCTAATTTATTAAACTGTGTAATTATATTCTCATCTTCAACTAATTTACCAGGTTTTAAATCAATTTCTTTTTCATCTTCTTTTTCAAAAGCTGATAAAATTTTAGGATCTTCTACAATTTTCATAATTATATCCTATAGTTCGTAAATTTGATCGCCAATTTTTATATATCTTTTACCATTTATAGTCTTTACATTATTACCTTCTAAAAATTCTTGATCGTAATTTTTAGATAATGTAGATAAAGTTTTTCTTTCATCATCAGATATTAATGGATTTTCTTTGTGAAAGTTTGATGTAAATTGCGACCAACTTTTACCACTTACTTTATCTTTTTTAGATAATCCACCATTTCTTTCTACCCAATCATTAGCTTCTTCATTGTATCTTAAAGTAATTTCATTACCTTTTTTTTGTAATGCAATATTTGCTGCAATACCTTCTTTAGACATATTTAATCCTGGATTTATGTCTTTTACAAATTGTCTTTCACCATCTGAAATTGAACCTTTAAAATTAGATAAACCTTCTAAAACTAATTTACCAGTAGTAGCACTTAAAACTTCAGCTGCTCCTACATTTTGAAAATCAAAATTTAAACCAAATTCACTAGCTAATTTTCCTGCACTTGTTCTTAGTTCTCCAAAATAACCTGTTTTTAAATCTGGTTGTTGTATTAAAGTTTCAATAGTTGCAATATTAGATTGATTTTTTATAGCAGATTCAGCAGATTCATTTATTGATGTAAATTTTTTACCAAAAGTTTTACCAATTTCTTTTTGTTCTTCTGTTTCTCCAGCTGCCATCAAAGGTGTTTTTTTTGCAGGAGAATATAAATCTGGATTTGCTCTATATTCTGCTTGTGTAATAAGTTCTTGTTTACCTGTTTTTGTATTAGTTACAGCAAAAGGTTTTGTAGCTTTAGGAGTCATTAATTTTTGAACTTGTGCTGTCTGAGCAACTGCTGGAAGTAATGCAGAAAAAGGATCTCTACCTTGAAGACCTTGACCAAATATAGCTGAACCTAATAAAGCACCTTGAGGTATATTACCTAATAATCCACCACCTTGATTCATTGGTGTATTTAATAAACCTTGTAATTGCTCATATCTTTTTCTTAAATTGTCTATCATTATATTAGTCCTAATCTTCTTAA